GCTGCCCCCCATGTCGGGAAAACGAAACCCCGCGTGGGGTCAGTGACACGGAGGTCGAAACGCACAGATTCATCGCCGTTTTCCAGTTTTTTCGAGAGCCACTCGATCATCGCCACCGCATCCACTTTCACGTTGGCAAGGATGAATGACGCGGCTTTCTCGTTCGGCGCGAAAACTCGAATTGCATCGCAAAATTCGTACTCTTTGGGATCTGGCATTAGATATTCTCCGTGGACTGAATGGGTGGCCCCAGCTTACGGCGTATTCGCCGTTCGATGATCTCAAGAAGCTCAGGGCTGTCAGCGACGAGTTCGTCAGCTAACCAAGGACAAAAAGAATTATTGACACGTTTCTTGTGAGCGTCAGAGTCCACCCACGCTCTTACTGAAAACCGTTTCTCTCTCATGTGAAGCGCGAACAGGGCCGCACCCCTAAGCTGAGTAAACAGGAGTTGTCCCTCCTCACTTAGGAAAAACTCAACAAACTTTTGTGGACGAGAATCCGAGGTACGATACGGATCTGCGAGCGGTCCCGTAGGCGGTGGTGGTGGCTCATCGAACAAATTCGCCTGATCCGGATCAACCACTTCCTCGCGGCGCGATGGCGAATCGTTCTGGTCGCCGGGATCGACGGCCATATTATACCTCACGGTGTCGCTGCCTTGAGAAGATTGCCGAGGTACAGGCTCGCGGCCTGAACACGCTCAATCGGCGTCTTGTTCTTGGCACCGCCGCCTCTCTTCGTTACCACGGTCTTCGCGAGGGCGATGTGCCTGGCCTCAATGGTCCCGTCTTCTTCGCAGGAAGAGATCATAAATTCCAACTCGTTGAGTGCAAAAACGAGTTCGGCCTCCACCTTCACCGGATCCTTCTTCGCGAACGCAGCCTTCGACTTCTTCTTCTTGGGCTTCGCCTTCGGTGCCTGGGCGGTCGCCTCGTTGCCATCATCATCGTCGGATAGACCGATAGAAATTCCAAGACACGCTTGCGTGGTGTACCTCCTTAAGTAAGAAATTGCGGACCCGTATCCATGCGCCGTGTTCGCCTGAAGCGGGATCGATGCCGGGGGCAGCAGAATCCATTCGCCAGATTCGTGAAGGATCAAGGTGCTCATGGTCACGGTTCCTTCCCCTTCTCCCGGGAATTGGGTGAGGGCCAAGCCATGCTTCGCGAGGGCCGGCTTCGCCACCTCCAAGACCGCACTCAGGTCCGCGTACTGGGACTTGAAGTGCGCGTTCTCCTGGTTCTTCAGCGCCTTGCCTACGTCGGCTTGAGCGCCTACTAGAGCCTTGCTGATGTTCTTAATCTCTTCGGACATTTCAATCATCGTCTTCTTCTCCTGCTGGTGGTGTTGGTTGGTTTTCGATCAACGGCTGCGGCGACAGCATTCGCTTGACGAGAATGGGAATCGGGGTGGCCCCCCTCCTCCACTTGTGCACGGTCGAGGGGCACCGGAAGAGAAAGTCCTCCGCGTAACGCGTGACCCCCCTGCCGTCTGCCCTGATCGCGGCCTCGAGAAGCTCGATCGCGGGATCGCCCGAGTGCTTTCCTGGTGGCTTTTCGCTCATATGTCCTCCGAAGAGAGTGGGCCGGGATCATACTTCCGGCGCAACCATTTCCTTCGTTCCTCATCCTCTGACACATGGCGTTCCCATTGGCCCTCATGCGCTTTGCATATCGGGACGCCCATCTTCTTGATCCGATCCGGCGAAACATGGCGAGAGCACTGGTCGCCTTTTTTTCGAGCGGCCTCGCGATGCGATGAATACTCACTTGCCTTTCGCACCGTTTTCTCCACCGTGCAGATGCACCTCCCCCAACCTCTCCCGCTGGGTCCGGTAAAATTTTGGCGATCACCGTGGATTTTAGTCATATTTTGCTCCCCTCCAATTGTCCACGGTCAATCTACGCTCTGCCTCCCCACTCGGTCAAGTGTCGAATGCCACTAGTATCTGACACACATCGGTGGCAGAATGCTGCCGATTATTGGCATAACTTCGCAGTTTCCCCAAGGAAAAATGTGTTACACCTCAACGACTTACGCCATTCGGGGTAATTTAGCCACTCTATATACTGGTGTCATATGACACAGGGCTGTAGATTGGGGTATGAAAAACAACCTAGACGCGAGGAGGAACTAAACCATGTGTCTTTTTACTGACGACGACATCGAACAGGCCCACTACGAACAGCAAGGCCGTGAGCGTGACGCCCTGACAGAGGAAGAGCGGGCCGAGCAAGACGCCCAGGCCCTGGCCGATCACCTGGCCGAAGAGGAAAGGTGGAGAGTAGCGCGGATACTAGAGGACCGTCGTAATCCCAAGCGAGGAAGGTGACACCATGAGCGACCTACAGATCAGCATCATCTCTGATAAAGAAGCTGAATGCCCTGAGTACCCTTCCCCTTGGGACGTAGGTGATCGGGTGGTGGTGGGGCGAGGGGACTTGAGAGGCGACAACTGGTGCGGTGGGACGATGGAAAGCGACCAAGCAGAGCCTGTTCTGATCATTGATAAATGGTGGGATTACGAATGCGGATGGCGTTACCGTGCCACCCTGCTGGCACCCCCAGAGATCACTGCCACCAACCCACACTACTTGGGTGATGGAAGAGGGCGAGGTTGGTGGTTCAGTGAGTTTGGCGTCGGATTCACCTTCAGTCGCAAGCAGAGGAGGGCCTGATGAAACTGATTTTCGATTTCGTAGGCGGGAGCAAAGAGAGGAACAAGCGGGTAGAGGACGCTATGCGAAAAGAATTGGCGAAGCTGGGCACCGATCCCTATCGGACGCCCGAGCAGAAGCAGCGCGAGGCCGATATGGACAGAGAGCTTGAAGACAACATCGCTGAACAGTACGAGGACGACGAGTGAGCGGGTACAATGAGGTGGGGTTCGCCATAACCGTGTTGTGCATCGCAGGGGTCGTACTCTGCATCACGGTGGCTCTTGAGTACCTCTCAGAGAAGCGCGATCTTTGAGGTACATCTGACAGGTCAGGAGCGGGGAAGTTGCACCGCCGAGAGGTTCGCGTCGGTCGCCTCCCCGGGTAGTCAGTCCGGACCCGACAAGTTTCGACGCGACCAGAGGAAGCAGGGTCTGGGGCTAACGCCTCTAGGCCCTGCTTTCGTATAAAAACCACCCACACTAGACCCCTCGGACATACGCCAAGGCCCGTTAGACGCGATCTGAGAGCCTCGTTTTTCGGGGGATCGGGCCAGAACGGCCTATTTGGTGACCACCACCCCGATCGCGAACCCGACAGCGGCCATCCACCAATCGGCTTTGAGCCGTAGCCCGAAGCTAGGCTGCATAGACGAGCGCAGAGCTGCGATCTGACCGACCATGATCGTGGTGTTTGCCTCATGTTCCGCGATGACGGCCTGAAGCCCCAACACCAACTCGGTCGCCCGCACAGCACGAAACTGTTCCGCAGCCGTCAGCCTACGCTCGACTTCGACCACCTCCTCCAGCGCAGCGATCTGGACTTCGTAGCTTTCGACCACCGCATCCAACTCCACAACTTGTACGGAGTCGAGGGACGCTCTCAGGCTCGCTGACAGCGCCTCAGAACGCTCTCGCGCTTCCTCGCGGCTACGGGTGAGTCTAGCGACCTCACGCTCGGCCTGGAGCCTCTGGATGGTAACCGCCGAATCTGCCGCCGCGAGTGCTTCGGTCAGCGAATCGGCGTGGACCCCCGCAGAGTCCAGAACGAGTTGCTGTGTCTCAAGCCTCGACTCGGCGTCATCCGCGATGCCGCGCCAGTAGCTCGCTTGGGAACTCTGCTGTACGAAAACCGCCAAAGCGCCTACGACGGCTAGTCCAACCCAGACCCAAGGCGAGATTCTCATCCGAACCACACTGATTTCATTCTTTCAGTTTCTGCTTTGTGCTTCCGGTCCCATTCTGATACGCCATCTGGGTGGTCAGGATGACGCTCTGGCGTGAAACACTTCATGCAACGCACTTCTTTGGTCTTTATGCTGTACCAGACCATCCCACAGCTTGTTGCCCGACAAAGCGAACATGGGCCTTGGGCACGAAACTTTGTATTCATAAAATTTCTGACGTTGACCCACTCTTCCTCGCCCATTGGGCCGTATACAGTTTTCCACCCATGGCTCACCATCTAGACGCGTCCCTCATAGTTTCCATGCCTCGCTGTCCTCTTCCCACCCTGGCCTCACGCCGTCGAGCCGGTAAAGCTCGCTAGGATCATCCACGAATTCTGGCATAGCGAGGTGGCGATCTTCGGTCGAATAAACCGTCACACACTCGCCTGTTTCGGAGTTTTCGTATGTGTCGCCGCAGGGATGATCTGGCTGGTCGCCACCCACGCGACAACCGCCGCCGATATTTTCCCACCCCTTAGCCATTGCTACCCCAACGGGCTGGTGCTTCACGGCCAATCATGCCCCTCACATCAAGATGCGTAAAGGACCTGTAACGACCGATCCCAAACTGATCGCTGTCGGGGTGCCGTTCCAAAATGTCGGCCACCTCGTCCGGGGTGAATCCAGCTTTGACGACATCGGCTGCACCACAGGTCATGTGCATCGACCGAACAACTCCACCGATACGGTGATTATATGAGGAATCGCGATACCAAGAATTCACGCGCACGGCCATCGGTCTGACCGCCGCTCGGAGATCGCACAGCACACGACAGAGTAGGATCGCGTTGGGAATTAGGTCCGGTGGTGGTGCCCTAAGCTGATGGGGTTTGTAAAGTGCTGTTGCGGGGGCCTCTCGCCCCATATCGCAAATCTCAAGCGGATGGAAGTTGTCGATGTTGGCAGCGTCTAGGGCCTCGCCGCACACCTCAATCCATTCACTTCTCGTCATCGCGAAACGCTGGGTCGTTGTCGAGGAGCTTGGGTCTGCGCGGCTCCCTGGTCAGCGATGCACCGATACCGCTCGCTATCGCACCGATCTGCGGCAGGATGTACTGAGCGATCCTGGGACCGGCAGTCCACGCGAGGAGGCCGGTGAAGATCGTGCCCATGAGTGCGTAGGCTGCGTTCGGGACCTCGGCCCAGAGCAGAGAATCGGCCACGATGATGGCGGCAGTGAACACCAAGGACGCGACCAGCAGGACTCTCGCGGCTGATGGGTTGCCTTTCTCGTCAGCTAGGATCTGGGAGATCATTGGATGAGCCCGAGTTGTCGGAGTTGTTCCCTCACCTGTTCATCGGTGAGGTTGGAGCTCCGGCGTGAGTCCTCTACCCTTGTGGCATCGGGTTGGGCCTCAAGCGCACGAACAGTTGGTCCCGCTGTGCGCCGTGCCTCGTTGGCCGCATTTACAGCGGTGACAAAAGGCCGTGCTGTTCGTATGGCCGGCCCAGCAATCGGTGCTGCCGCCCTTACGACGGGGCTCGCAACATTAGCTGCTCTCGCTGCGAGGACGGTCCCTTCACCTACCAGGCGCGGACTCGATGACGCTAAATACCCCAGTGCAGGGATATTCCCCTGGAAACCACTAATGAGGGCAGCAGCAGCCGGCGAACCAATCCTTGCTTGCCCCACCGGAACACCTGGCCTTAACGCAGACCCCGCAAGTGCGGGCGTCAGTGACGGATCCAACACATTTACATTAGCGGCACGATTCCCGAATCCGGTGTTGACCCCATCCTTCAATGCCTGTTGCAATTTCCTCAAGGCGGCTGCTTGCGTATGCCCTGCCATCAGGCCCAAGTCCTTGCCGAGCTCCTTCTCCAACGTGATCGCTGCCTCATATCCTTCCATGACCGACTTGTACTCAGGATCGACCCTGATGATCTCCCTGCGGAGTTCATTCCGCACGGTCGAGGTCATAGAGTTTGCTGATCGCCCAGCCCCGGTAGAAGCCTCCCCCATCAGCGCATCAATCTCTTTCTTCAAGATATCCAGATCGTAAACTGAGTTCCATTCGTTCGACTCGAAGGTATCCATCAATTTGTCGATCTCTCTCAATCGCTGAACCGCAGGAGTGTTTTCACGCAGCACTCGAGCATCCGGAGGCCCAACCTCCCACTCCTTGTACAGACCCCGGATCCTCTCTCGAATAGGGGCAAGGTTCACGGTCCTATCGCTCAAGTTCACCATGCCAGTTCGATATGCCGCTCGCCTCCCCTCGGCCATAGCCGCCATAGCCCTTTCGGCTTGGGCTACAATACCCATATCGATTCGTTGTACATCAGCACCTTTGGCCCGCATCGATTCGAGAAGAGCCTTGATATCGTCGCCACCCTTCCTCGCCGCATCCCATGCTGCCCTGATTGGTAGAGCGCCCGTACCTGGCGCGATACCCATTACCTCGGCAACCTTCCCCCCCACCGCTGCCGGGAATCTGGATTGAGCCACCTTACTCACTCCCCGTCCAGTGGCCGTCACGGGATCCATCCAACCCACAGCCCTTTGGGTTTGCTGTGCCACCCTTCCGACATTGCCACCCGCCCGCACTCCAGCGCCCGTACCTAGTAATAGTACAGCCGCCAGATCGGCAAGTACCCCCGCCGGATCCTCCCTAAACGAGGTCTTGAACTCATCGAGACCACCATACCTGTTCTTGAAATACTCCCCCATCCCTTTAGCCAATTCTGGATCAGCCGCCGCCTCGCCACTTCCTGGCCCCAACAAGCCCGCCACCTGACCACCAGGAGCGGCAGATAATCCTCGGCGCAGGGCTTGCATCTGTGGGTTGGAGCGCATTTTGGTGTCGGCCTCGATATATCCCGGGAGTATACTCACCACACTCCGAGCAACATCGACCAGACTCTCGGCAGTTTGGATTGGATGGCGTATCATCTGCCACAGACTAGCTCCAACGTCTTTCAAGGATTCGGGAGTGGTCTCTTTCACCCGTCCCCAATAGGGACCGGCTCCTCGCGGGAACTCGGGATCCTCGCCATTACTGATCAACCCTGAAACCTGTGGATGCGTAGGCATTAGCTCATCCCCAGCTTAGTCCTGAGTTGTCGCCGCATTTCCATAACCGTATTAGTCTCCTGATCATCGGCAAGATCAAGGAGCATTCTCTCTGCTTCAAGCCGAGTAAATGATCCTATATCTTGTTCGATAGCCCTGGAGATCGCGCCATCGGTCGTGAGCACATCGTAGTCCTCGGGCCGAACCAGTAGATGTGCCATCGCTATAGTATCAGCGCCACCTTCCTCGGTGAACGTCCACGGGTTATCGAAATTGATGAACGACCGCTGATTGGCCGGATTATCGTACCAATCCGACATCCTATTCTTCATCGCAGCCGTTCGCTGGACCTCACGCTTTAGACGCTCGATACGAATCTTATTCATTTCCTCGGGCAATCTCATGTTGTACGATGCGGCCACCAGCCGCTCGCCCTCTTTCTGAGTGAACTGCGCCCCGAGTGTCTCCCTGAGAGATTCGTAGACAACGCCCGAGATGAGATCCCTGGCGTTGGTGGCTTCGATGTTAAGGAGCTCGAACAGTGTCTCCGGAAGTATCCAATCCATCACCCCAACAGCACCACCCGTAATTGCTCCTGGCTCATCCAGTGCCGCAAGAATATCAGTGAACTTCTCAAGCTGGCTTGTGAATGCCGTCTCGCCACCCGAGTTCCAATCGTAGACCTCGAGGACGAGTCTGCTATTCATCTCCTTTTCTGCATCAGATGCGAAATAGCCGCCGGCAGAAGTGGGCATACCCGTCTGTAGCGACATCACAAGCATCTGAGCCGCATTCATCGGCATCCCAGGCACCCAGTCGGGATCTCCTAGAGCGTAGATGCGATCCTCGATCCGTTCAGTATTGCCCTTCGCGGTGCGGGTCAGGGTGGAGCTCCAGAACCTTTCGGCATCTTCCACCTTAATAGGATCTCCAGCCGCCTCCCTAAGCATGTTTTGGTAGTATTCCCAGTTTTGTCGATCTACACCGCCAGCAGCCCCACCACCCTGCTGTGCGGTATACTGATCTTCCAGGATCTTTAGGGCTGTTGCTTTGGGGAGATTGTTAAAACTAGCCCGAGTCTTTGGATCAGTGATCTCTAAAAGATCCATTAGGCCCTCAATCGACAGTTCCTGGGATGTGACTTCCCGGGCACCCGTCAATCGGGCCTCAAGCTGCCCCGTGATGACCCTATAGCCCTCTACGGTCCTAGCCATCTCGAGGGCTCTGGCTCTCTCTGCCGGATCGGTTATCCCTACCTGATCTAGCATGGCGGTCACTGTGCTCACGCGGCCCGTCAATCCGGTAGTCGCAGTTTGAGCCGTCTGTTGCCTTGCGGCCTCACTGGTCTGGAACCGAGCTCGCTCGGCTGCGAAGCCCTTGAGCCCCGTCCCTAATGAGCCGCCGAAGGTCGCGCCAGGGCGTCCAGCCGCTTCCATCATCGCGCCGCCGGCGCCGATCATGGCCTGTCCCATCCCCGGTCCCGTCAGATAGTCCTTGACCCCGAAACCGCCGCCATCGCCAACATCGGTTCTGTCCTGTGGTACGCTAGCACCGGGCATTAACGAGTATCCCCCGGGAGCTAATGGGTTGGGATACACTTGCTGTGGAGGCCGATCGGTCATTGGTGGGCCTTGGGCAACCTCTTCTACGAATCCTTGGCTTCTAGGCCGCAGAGATGAGATCACTGACGCTACCGAGGGGGTAGCTGACGGACGGGCACTAGACTGCATCGTCCCGGGCGTAGGCGCACCCGGGATGCGTGATTGTGGTTCTGCATAGGTGCCGCTTGCCGCTCGAGTTCGTTGACCAGCGGCCTGACGTTCACGCCAGCCTGGGGATCTAAGCCGATCGGTGAACGAACCCGTGGCGTCGAGCAACGGCAATGACGCCGTTAGCCGGCCACCGCTCCGGAGTTGGTTGAGCCACTCTTGACCGGGGTTGCCGGGACGGTACTGCCTGGGATCGATCGGCATAAATGGCATCAGACGGATTCCATCTGAATGTCGATTGCATCGTAATTAACGAGCAGGACACCATCTCGGGCGATGACCGCATCGGGTCGTGTCCTCGCAACCTCATGCGCCATGACGCCCCTGTAGCGTGTCGGCATATCCAAGTAGTTGAACTCATAAATATTGAAACCATTTTTGTTGCCAACGAGTTCGATATTCTCTTTAAGCCTTATATCGGAAGTCTTCGAGGTTTTGTAGATATCGGCTGCTATACCAGCCGCCGACAGCAACCCACCGCCGATTTGGCCGGCAGTGCTCGGCTTCCGTCCGTACTGCCACTGCTGTGCTCCCGGCATGAGCGACTGCGTCAGCGCGAGCGATTCCGCGCCGCCCTGTTGACCGCGCAACCACTGCTCATAATCCCAGGCCATCTGTTGACGGCGTGCCTGTTCCTGCTGGGCGCCCATGCCGGCAAGCTGCCCAGCAGCGCCGAAGGTCGCACCTTGTCTCATGCCGCCGATATCAGCCAACTGCTGGGCTGCGGCCATCTGCTGCTGTCTGAACTGCGCTTGTGCGTCCATGCCCATGCCACCAGCCTGGAGGCCCATCTCCGAAAGACGTTGACGGCGTACAGCCTCCAATTGAACTTGCTGACCAGCAGCCCCCGCACCGAGGCGTTGGGCCTGGCTCGCCACATCGATCTGTGCCTGAGCTCCTTGTGCGCGTCTAGCCGCTTCGAGTGCTGCCGCCTGATTCCCTGACGCTAATGCTGCTTGCTGATCGGCACGAGCGGCGGCGAGCGCGTTGGAAGCAGTAGCCATAGCGGCTTGTTGCCCTAACTGTTGCTGTTGCATGAACGCTTCGGCACCCAACCCTTGAGTAGCCTGTTCACGCTGAATATCCAACTCAGTCTGTCGGATAGCCGCTTGCTGACCAAAGCCAGCCTGTTGCATTCCGGCCTGTAGGCCAAGTTGTTGAGTCTGTTGCTGGCGCTGGAGGTTGAGTTCGGCTTGACGCATCTGTCTGGCCGACTCGATCTGCTGCGTCTGCGATCCGCTAGTGAGGGCAGTCGCTTGGTTGGCGCGAGCAGCCTCCATATCCAACTCAGCTTGACGTATATTCGCCTGTTGCCCCAACTGCTGTGCTTGCATTCCACCTTGGAATCCTAACTGCTGAGTCTGCATCGCTGCTTGCGTCCCCAACTGCTGACCGGCCAACACAGCCTGTTGGGCACGGGCGGCATCCGATTCCCTGCGCTGCGCCTCAAGGGCCTGGCCGGCGAGGCCCGTCTGAGCACCTAGTTGTTGGGTTTGTAATCCGGCTTGCTGACGCCGTGCGACATCCTGCGACATCAATTCAGCAGCACGTTCATAGCCGGCCCCTCGGATCTGGGCGATATTGCGTTCCTGCGCCTCGATCAAGCCAGCCTCTTCGACAGTCCCTCGAGCTCCGAACGCACCAACCTGTGCCTGACGCGCCTTTTCGCGGTTGAGGGCAATCTCGTAATCTTGTCTCGCTTGTGTGACCGCCGCCTCGGTTCCGGCCACATTCATGTAATCTTGAATCGCGGGACCACCTAGGAATGAGGCACCCCCAAACTCACCGGCAGCTACGCCACCGACGGCTTCGGTTGCCTGACCCGTCACGGGATCAATTGTGACCGCATCTGGCGTCATAACGTCGGTGAGTTCGCCAGTAACCGGATCCCTGAATTGCCCAAGTCCTGGGATATCGCCACCTGTGATCCGTTCAGCTACAGCAGCGGGGGTGTATGTGTCGGTTAGCGGATCGTATACCTGACCGGGCCTTTCCGCCTGACCGATCTGGGAGAGTGCGCGTTGCTCCTCTGTCAGAGCCACCCCATCCTCACCATACGCAGTGGTCCCGTAACCCGTCTGCTCCGATATGAGTCTCTGCGTGACAGCCGGTACATCACCAATCGGGAAGCCCGTTTCTGGATCAACGCGAGGTTCGCCCGTGGCAGGATCGATAGAGCCAAACGTGAACGGATCCCGTTCCGTTACACCGAACGGCGTGGCCCTGACACCATCTGTAACTTCACCTCGAATCGCGTCATAACTAGGACGGTAGCCGGTTCCCGGTATTGGCAACCCTGTTGCTGGGTCGATAGTCGGTCCTTCAAGCTCCACGCCAGACCACCCGAAACCCTCTATCGGCACCAAGTTGCCGGTCGCATCTCGCTCAAATCCCGGTGTCTCACCAATTCCTGCCTGGGCCTGTTCTCGCCAGCCAGCGGGTGTCACTACACCAGTAACCGGATCAGTCCGTTCGGGCAGGAACCTGTCGTACCCAAGCGTACTTGGCCCGCCTTCTTCCAGCATTCTGCGGGTTGCGAGCCTACCCATCTCCATCTCGCCAATACCGACAGCGGGCGAACCCGCCTCATCTCCCGGCCCTAGAAGTCCTACACGGGCAGGCACCCTAATGGGTGCGCCCATACCTCCTCGTCCCTGAACATATCCACGGGTAGGCATCCTAATGGGTTCGCCCGGCTCTTGTAACCGAGGCGGTATATATCGGCCATCAGGGACTTGCTGCTGCCACTGCCGCTGTCCCCGCGCTATCTGTTCCTGCATCAACCCATACGTCTGCTGTTCCTGGGGTGCGGCTTGCAGCCCCATTTGTTGCTCGAAGGGAGCCGTCGGTGTAAATGGGGATCGAGCCAACTGAACGCCGGCACCGAACGTGGCACCTTTGTTAGAACCCCAAGGATCATCGTCATAAGGATCATCGCCCCAAGGATCATCGTCATAAGGATCATAATAGGGGGTCGGCGATGTATATGGGGATGGAGTGTCCCAAGGATCATCGCTATAAAAATCATCGTCATAACCTTTGTCGCTGTATCGAGTAGGCGGTATATATCGGCCATCTCGAAACTGCTCGCGTCCCACAGCATCCGGTCCCTTCGGCATATAACTCCATCCTGGCGATGGAGCTGCCTCTGTCGGGCGCTGATAATCGGTAAAGCCGAGGTTCTGGACCGCATCCGTTGGGTCATTCGGGTCAGTCCAACCCGCGCCATATGCACCGGGACCGAGAATTTGGTTGGTCAGGTATTGCTGACCGCGCTGGGACATCGCCCCCATACCAGGCATCGCCGCCGCACCACCGTACTGGCTCTGGAAGGGATCGGTGGCAGCATATTGCTCGGCCTGGTTCCACAGGTGCATCTGGCGCTCACGGGTAGGCTGACCCAACTGCCACATCTGTTGCGCTTGGAGATCGCTATCGTCATCGCCATCGCCACCGCCACCAGCGAGCTTGCTACCAGCCCAAGCTGCCGCTGCTGTGCCAATATAAGGTAGTGCCGGGGCCATAAAGGGCATCTTAGTCTCCTATGTCCTTGGTCAGCAGGGCGCCTCGGTGTGCAAACCCATAAGGCTTAAGCACTTTCTCCCAGCCACGACGACCTCCAACCATAATCTCTGTACAATCGAGCTCCCGGGCGTGGAACTCAGCAGCCTCGAGAACACCCTCTATGTTCGACGCCATCTCGCCACCATACAGCCAAATTATCAGAACGCGCTTCTGCGGATACTCGCCCAATTTGAATACGGCGGCTCCATCCTGTACCGGATAGAACTGCGCGAATCCCCCTTCCACCTCCTCAAGTACATCATCAATCGAATGGAGTCCCGTATGAGCCAGCGCATCGACCAAGAACGGCTTGCTGCGTTCCCACGCCTCGGTGAATCCGTTGTGCTCAGTAGACTTCATGTTATCTCAGTCGTCCCCACAACCCCTGCATTGGATACCGTGATGATCCAGCGGGTGCCATCGGGACTCGGTATAATCAGCCGCTCGTTGTTCGCAAGATCGACATCCACAAAGTGCTTGAAATTGCTTCTGTCGGCTTCTTCCTGTGCGATGTTGTTAAATATTTCTGCCTGGCGATCGTACTCCTCGCGTGGCTCCGGAAGACGCAGACGCTTTACCCCTGACGGCGCGGAAATGGTCATCGTCTACCTCCCGGCTGCATCTCGAGGCGTGGGATGCCGAGATTCCATGCGGCACTGGAATCGGAAGTAACTTTCATGCGGCAAGTGCGCCCCGTAAACCGCACTGAGGTGGGCGCTGCCATCGTGAATGGCCCGTGCGTGGTGTCAGAATCGGTTGGGTACAATCTAGTATAGAAGGTCGTGGTGATATCACCCAACGCGGTTACATCGGGGATCAAGCTCGTAGCCGACAACACTCTGTCTCCGTCACCAAGCTGGATCGGGCCGGATTCTACATACGGCACGATTGCGTCTTCGCCTACATCGGCATAAGTGTTGCCGACCTCATGCTCGTAAGGGTTGCCAGCCGCATCGAACAGGATCGGTTGCAAGAAGATGCCGCGACTCATAACGCCCGTTCGCGCCAACGTGCCGACCGCCCAATGCTTTTCAAGGTAGTTGTAGCTGATGTAGGCATCGACTTCGGTCGTATCGCCGGGATAGAACCAGACGATCTCGTTGAATAGCGTGTTATGCCATGCGACAACCTTGGATGCCTGTGCCGGATTCATCTCAGCCACCAAGAAGCTCTCGACATCGCACGGGATCGGGCGCACATAGCCGTCGAACATGAAAAAGCCCTGCGCCGAACGCCCCATCCAATAGGCTGTCGGGCCCGCAACGGCGACGGCGTTGATGCAGACGGGGCCACAAGCCTCGCCTACCCGGTCGAACGCATACGCATACGGCAACCCAACATAGGTCGCGGTGTGCGCGTCAATCGTCGTGAAGATCAGCAACTTGTCACGAACCTTGACCGCGCCCAGGAGGTCGCCTTCAGTCTCTAGGATGTGATCACCGGCTTGGTTGGTCGCTGTGGCCGTCCAATCGGTATTGTCCTCTGAATCCGACCAGAAGATCCTGCGCCTGTCGCGGTCGGCTTCGGCCCCACCGGACGGTACGCCGCCGAACACCATCTGAATTCTTTCGGATGTCACCGCTGTCGCGATAGCGAATTGTGGTGAATTGGCTACTCGAGCCGCTACAGCGGATGTAGGTGTTCCACCGCTCGCGTCCCACTGATAGACATCGCCATCATCGGGGGTGCAACCGACGAGATCCTCGCCCCACAGGTCGAGGGACCAGATCGTTGCCGGTTCCGGTATGCCCAGATCGGGCCGAGGGTCGCCGAAACTCGATTGCCCATAAACACCGTTGCCGTACCCGATATTCGGATCAGCGTCCTCGCGGCCAGCCGTGAATCCTACAGGTGTGATGTTGAACAGAGACGCGGCATGATCGTAGACGTAGAGATTCGCGTAGGTGCCGACAGCGATCCAACGCCGGAACGTGTTGTCCATCCACGGAAGCGTGGTTCTGGGCACATTCGTTATCGCAGTCGTACCAGTACCCCAAGTGCGCCAACCGCCGATAGGGCCTAACGCGCCCACACTCCAACGCATCAGATCGGCGTCAAACCAGCGGCCTTGCGCCTGATAGAGCGTACCGTTCTTCCAAACGCCAGGCTCGAAACGGAGCGAAACGTACTGCGGAGGAGGCATCAGCCAGAATCGCCGTTATTGGAAGGCTTGGTAACGAAATGCTTGTTATCGCCCTCAAACTGAACCCTCACGATGTCCTTGTCGCCGAAACCACCCGCGATCAGCAGACTCTGAAGGTTCTGACGGGCATCATGGAACCCTTGAAACGCTCTCTGGTAAATCTCGGCCTGACTATCTTCAAGCGGCTCGACCTGTTCCATCTCAACGGTCGATGTCGCGTCACCCTGGATGATGTCACCACTGAAATCCTGACCCTCGATTACACTCATGTTACCCTCGCTCCTTGATGTTGATCGTTTCGACTTCGAGCGCCGTAATCCTCTCGCCATGCCCCACCTCCAATTTACCCACCTTCTCGTCCAATCTGTTAACAATACGCTCGATCTGTGCGATCGACTGCCTTGCTCCGTTCAGTCCTGATTTGACCCCCGCCCAGGCTGCACCGGCAGCGGCTGGGATCGCGAGCAGGGACAGTATTTCGCCCACGCTATCCTCCATTCTGCCAGGGAAGTGTCATCGCTTCTGTCGTCGGCGTGATCTCTTCGGTAATCATCCCGCAGCCATTTGAGCTTCGAGCGCCTCAATGCGGGTCATCGCCTCACCGAGCGCGATCACCGCCTTGGTGTGGATTACCGAGCTTCGGAGAGACAGGTGTGCACTATCTCCCTCTCCACAGTCCATCACCAGCCCACCCATCCCGGCCTCCCGAACCGTCTGTGCGCCCCAGCCCAGCAGGACACGGTCGCTGTCCATCGTGTAGTTGACAGCATTTTGGCCCAGCCATTTAACATCGTCCCACTGGCTCCGTGCAGGCGTCATATTGGACTTCATGCGCTCGTCCGAGATTGTGCCGTAGGTGCCGTCGTGGTTCGCGACATCGCCATCTGAATAAATATAGAGGCGAGCCGCAGAAGTATCAGTACAAGACAAGAAGTATTGTGTGTTGCCTTCCGTCGCTCCCCCCGAAAATATAATCCGTTGGCCGAGCGGGGTGGTGTCGTGGGTACAGTCTAAATCCAGCGCCAATTGGCTCCCTGTGGCTTGAAGCACATCCAGCGAAGTCGTGCTGGACGACTGCCCAATACCGACGTTGCCCGTGAGTACGCTCGTGCCAGAGACACTAAGACTTCCGAGAGTGCCGACCGAGGTCAGCGACGATGCCGTGACGCCAGAGTTCAGCGTGCCCCCCGTTACCGTACCCGCCGCAGCCGTTACCGTGATCGCGGCTGTCCCATCGAAGTCCGTGCCGTTGATGGCGCGAGCAGTCGCTAAGGCTGTGGCCGTAGCGGAAAGGGCTACCGCGATGTTCGCTGTACCATCGAAGCTGGTGCCGCCTATGGTTCTCGCCGTCTGGAGAGCGGTCGCAGTAGCAGCGTTGCCAGTACAGGCGGCGGCAGTCGATACCGTAACCACGCCGCCAGCGGTCATCGTCGCGTTGCCAGAGAGCGCGAACTCGGCAGCGACATTTGAGGCACTACCGATCCATATCTTCGTGCTCGCGAGCGGTGAGCTTGTGGGGTCGATGTAGGCACCAGTGATCGCGGTGCCATTCCAGACACCCGTTCCAATCGTGCCCAGCGTGGTGATCGTGCTCTGGCCCACATAGTCAGATGCAATCGTTACTGCGTCAGCAGATACGGTGATCGTCCCACTGGTCCCGATCACGTTCAGCGTGGGTATCGGCCCACTCAGGGATGTACCCGTTAATCCGGCACCGGCAACGATGGCCGTGAGGTCACCCGTCGTGGGAGCGGCCCAAGTCGGGACTCCACTCGCCAGCGTCAACACTTCGGTGTCAGAACCGACAGCGAGCTTGGCGAGGGTGGTCGAGCCGCTGGCATACAGAAGATCGCCAGCGGTATAACTCGCTAGACCCGTACCGCCGTAGCCGACTGCCACGGTAGTGCCATTCCAGACGCCTGTCGCGACCGTGCCGAGAATCGTGATCGCGGTGGAACTCCCGACATCCAACGCGACGGGATCAGTAGTGCCATCACCGATCAGGATCTCGCCATCGGCCAGGACAACCGTAGCCGTCACTGCCCCGGTGCCGCTACCCAAAAGGATGCCGCCATCGGTCAGGCTCGTCGCCCCGGTGCCGCCATAGGCCACTGCAACTGTGGCACCGTTCCAGGTGCCTGACGCCACGGTACCGACCGTGACCAGCGAACTGTCGCCGGTATACGCGGTCGCACTACTGAGATTGAAGGCCGGTGTCGCGTCCGAGGCACCCAGCGCGAGGCTCACGCCTCCGTAGCTCACGGTCGAGTTGGCTAGGTAGGCGTTGGCAACAGCAGTGCCCTGCCACACACCTGTCGCGATAGTGCCAAGCGCAGTTATCTGGGTCTGGGAAGCGTCCACGGCCAACGTACCGCTCGCTCCGGTCAGGCCGGTGCCACCCATCGCGGTCGCTAGATCGGCAATCGACTCTTTCTTGGTGCTGCTGTCGTCGGCATCGATGATCGCAATCGAATCGTTGGCGACATTGACCGCAGCGGCTGACAGATCGTTGAAATTCAGTCCGAGCGTGACATCGGGGCCGGTCCCGTTCGTGACCGTCATCCCGCCATTCGTGGCGTCAGCTACCGAGGTGATGTCACCGACTTCTGGCGTCGTCCAGGCGAGTGTGCCGGAACCGTCTGCGGCAGACAGCACTTGGTTGGTCGAACCGACCGCTGCCGGCATCGTGAGCGTATAGCTGGTGGTGGTGCCGTGAGCTTGAAGCGCGACGTACTGACCGCCCGTGGTATCGGCCAACCTGAGATCACCCTGCGCGACCACAGTCAACTGATCGACGGATACAGCCCCCAACGATATCGCGGTACCGCTTGAAGCGAACACAGCGTCAATGATGTCTACGACATTCTCGTTGAGTGTCGTGCCCCAGCTATCGGTGGAACCACCAACGGTGGGCTTCGTCATCCCCAGGTTGGTCGTCGGATTAGCCATTTTTTATCCTAGCACCCTGGATCTCATGCGAAGCGAGGAGCCTGTATGTAATTCGCGCTCGCCCTGTAGGCGCAGCGCCATTAGGGCCTTGTCCAGGCGGTTCGTCCACATGGGCATCCGCTCGTCGTTTTTGAGGTACGGCTCCGCTTCTACCAGCGTCCCAAACAGATAGATATCGGGATGCGCTGCCAACAACCAATTGCTGGTCGCGGCGTCTGATAGCGCGGCGATCCGCGTGTAGTAGACAATCGAAGACGTATAGGTCGAATCGGGCGAAGGCACGACCTCGAGTTGGTTGCTGGAGCCACCGATCACCGTGAAATAATACGGTTTGCCGGTCGCGCTCATCGCGGCCCTGCGCTCCGAAATCTCTTCGGGCGTCATGTACTCGAGCACGATAACCGGCGTGAGATCGAGTACGATCCTGACGATTTCTAGCGTATCAGTGGGCAGTGTCGTGTAGCGGCCCGCGATGGAAAACGAGTCGTCTTTGGCGACCATATCAGGCGATCGGATCACGCGATTGAAGTTCGCTTCCGAGAGTTCGATGAACTCGGGGATGCGCGCTGTCAGATCGGTGCGGTCGAGCCAATTCGCGGTTGCCGTCTGGAGCTCCGCATAGGTAGTGATCGCCACCTAAAGTCTCCCCGGCCTCGTTCTGAACGCCCAATTGTCCTTGTCGTTCAGCCACTTATCGAATGCTTTCTTGTCTTTGAAGTTATTGGTGATTTTCGCCAACTCACACATGATGCCCATGGGTACGCAAGCAGCCCTTTGCCATGATTCATGTGATGGCCGTAGTGGATTACCCCATCGGGCATTCTCATCGACCTGATTGAAGAGTGCCTTGTTGTGTTCCACGATGGCGGTAACGTCTTGCTGGGTCTGAAGCCCGATAGCGCCCGTGGCATCATCGTAATGATACCACTGCGTGATACCCGTAGCCGGATCGGAGTCCAGCACTCGTTTCATCGACATGATTGTGCCTACTAGGGGGCAGGAGCCGAAGCCCCCACCCCACCAGCAGAACTACGCCGAAGTGATTCCGGCAACGACACCATGAGCGGCTTCGTTGTTGACTTGAAGCCCCCACTCGATCAACGCCATCCGCTTATCAGCGTCACCCGTCTTCGCCAGCGACTCGATAGTGTAAGGTCGCAGACTCGCGATCTTCACCTCATCTGGGTCGATCAAGAACGCCCAGTTGTTCATCAGCGATCCAGCACCTTCGTCGATCACTGATGTGAAGAAACGGTTCGGTACAACGGACAGATTACCAAAATCTGACACGTAAATATCTGCCGAGCCAATTATCACTGACGGCTCTGCGCCGTCCACGTTGTACCGGCTGGAAGCGATGCCACTAAAGGCGCTCACGGAGGTCTTGTTGAAAGGACCGACCATCAATATCGACGGCTCGCCACCATTCTCGTAGCACGACTGCATGGCGCTTTTCAGCATCGTTTCTGTGAACGCTACGGGAATGTCGAAAGACTTCCACACCTCGCTCGCGCCTGTCGGAACCGAACCCGAATAGCTGGGCTTGGTCGCGGCGTTTTCAACAACATTCGATTTCAGCCAGCCTGGGAAGCCGCAGGTGACGCGGGCTGTCGCGGTCGCGCCAACAACCGCTCCAACGCCGTTCAGCAACGCAGCTACTTCGACGTTGCGCTTGAGTTCCTTCGCAGCTTTCGCCGCCTGATAGCCGACTTCAGAGGCGCGGCCAGCCTTGTTCACCCTCTGCTCGGTGGCGCTGAGAATAAAGTCAGTCATATTTATCTGACAATAGTTTCCGAGCCGAACGGTTGGTGTGACTGCCGTGAATGACGACAGATCCTGGCCTTCAACGACCGGCGTACCGCTGGCGGTCGCGAGTGAATCCGTCTGCCATTCGAAGTATGTGTTGTCTGCGTCCCTGCTACCTATATTGCTCTGGAAAGGCGTCGAAGTCGGGCTGATATCAGAGATCAGATCGCTGAGATCCTCCCGAATGCCTTTCGCATCGTAGGTAGTGAACGTGTCGGTAATTACCGCCATGGCTATATCTCCAGTTATTCCGTAAGGATATCAGCAAACAAAGCCGCTGCGTCATCGACTTTACCAGTCTCTTTCAGCTTGGCTCTCTTCGCTTTCATCCCACGGTTGCGTGTTCGGCGGGATGTTTCCTTGTTGCCGCCTTTCACACTGCCGATGATTTTCGATTTGGCCTCAGTGATCTTGTCGCCGTTCGTGAGTTCGTTATAGCGCATCGCATCGCGTAGTACAACCACGGCCCGCCAATCGTAAAGACGATTGAGCTCGGTGTCACTAAACCCGACTCCTTTACCGTACTCGAACAACTTGCGCTGCTCATTGGCTTGGGTATCACCATCCGACCATTCTGGAATTTTCTCGAGGATTTTACCTCGCTCAACGACCAAATGCGCTTGCAGCTTCTGATCGTTCTCATGCTGCATGAGTTGCTGCATCCGGCCCTGCTCGGCCATCACGGCCTGGATCTCAGAGCCACGTTGACGCTCGAGCTCTTTCAATTTCAGCCACTGGACGGGGTCGTCGCGTTCAAGCGCGTCCCAATCCAGATTCGCCGGCGCGTTGGCCTGTTCCATCTGTCCTCGAAGTTGTTGCAGCACCTCCTGGTACTGCTGATACGTCTGGCGCATAGCCGCCTCCTGGGCGGGTACATTCTGGAATTGTTCCTCCAGTGTTTTCCGCTCCTGGGCAAGCTCTTGCTGCCGGTGTGTGTATGTCGCCTTGCGCTGGTATCCGCTAATGAGTTCGTCAAGCGGAACCTCTGATGTCTCGCCGTCAATCGTGACGGCATACAGAGGCGCATCGCTATCCGAGAATTCATCCGGTTCGACAGCTTCCGGCTCATCCACCACCGAGTCATCGGCTAACTCGGCATCCTGTTGTGCTACATCCGAAGAATCCGTCGAGGGTAGCTCTTCCTTGGAAGAATCCTCTTCGGGTAGCTCCTCGGATCCGGTAAGCACCTGGGCAAACACATCTTCGATCTCGCCCATGGAGCGTGGGCCAGTTTGTTTCGTACCGGCTTCGCTCATCACTTCCTTCCTTTCTTGGTTTTATTGCGTGACTGCTCCATCGTCCAATCAGTAATCAGAGTCCGCAGTCCGCGCAACATCTCGTCCAGTCCGCGATTCGCGGCACTCAGAGCCTCACGCTCCTCGACTGCCCCCGGCTCACTCAGCGTCCACTGTATGACGTATCCCTCCCGGGTGCGCTCGATCATCTCGAGAAAAACTGAATCCTCGAGAATCTCCTTGGCACGGCGTCCTTTCTGTTCGCGGGTCAGGTCCATCACAGCCCTTCCTGGAGACTCGCCTTGAGGAGCTCAAGATCGACATCGTTCTGGAATTTCTCTTCAGCCTGGAACTCTCGTATAGCGAGGTCGCCAGCTATCCTGGCACTCTCACGCTCATCGAGCTGCTGCTGTTTCATCGCCGCGAGTTGAAGTTTCTGTTGCTCGATCTGTGCCCGGGCCTGGATATCGGCCATCTGCGCCTGGAGCAGCATCTCCTCAGGCGTCGGTTTTGGCGGCTCCTGCGAAGGAGGCGGCTCATAGTCGAGAGGAATCGGCTTGAAGAACTGGGAGGAGTCTTGAAACCCGCTCACTTCGAGCATCTTGGCGAGCGTGTTACGGAACTGGCCGAGCCCAACCAGCGGATTGCCTGGTCCGAGCTTCTCGAGAATCTCTTTCTGCTGCAAGGCCACCTGGGCCAGCACCCCGAGCCGTTCGTCCGCCATACCGTGGCCGAGTCCTACATTCACTGTACAGTCCATGTTCGAGTCCCACACCCGGGGATCGATCGGCACCCACTCCTCGCGCAATCTAACCATCCGCTCTTTGTCCTGATGCGTGATAACGAGTTTGAGGATCCCCTTACACATTCGCTTGAATCCATCAGCGAACATCCGCGCCATGAGTTCGAGACGCTGTTCCGCGCCACGCACTGTGGCGGTTACCGCTGCCTTGGTGGTCGATTGCAATACATCGGGATCGAGCCCCTGTGATGCCGCCGTTTGGCCGGTACGCGCTTCCTTCATCGCGTCCAGGTATTGCAACATCGGGAACGCCTCTTTGCCGAGGAACGGCACATCAAGCTGCTGCACCATACCAGGCTGACGCATCCGGATGATACTACCGACCTCTGGGTTCATCACATCGTCCATATCGACCATACCCTCGACTACGCCGGTCCTCGGGTAGAGTGCAAACGAAAGGCTGTCGAGTATCCCACGCAGTACCGCGCTTTTCACGCGCTGAATGTCCTTCGTCTGATCGGCCAGATCGGAGCCAAAAAAGATGTGCGGCTCGGGATCAGAGTTGAACATCGCGAACGGGATGTCGGTGGCCGGCTCGTTGTTGACGACCTCGTAGTTGTCGCCCACGGTGCAAACGCGGCGAAGCTCGGCTATGTCGTCTCCGTCATAGTCAATGTAGCACCACGCCTCAACGTACAAAATCCGACGCCGCTCATATGCCGATACCGGGCCCTGCATATCCGGACTCGATGTCCTGGCCCAATACTCATCGTTATCGATGAACGCAATCTGATCCGACAGATGCTCTTCCAGCATCTCGCGATCATAGCCGAGCGCGACCAGTGAGCTCATGGTCGCCATCGTGCGATGCCCTACCACCATAGCATCGTCGAGCGATGTAGCCGCTGCATCCACAAAGAACTCCTCGGGAGGCATCGTTTCGATCCGGACCTTGTTACGTTTCCTGGAACGTCTGATCTCGACATCGTAAACTTGCGGGGCCGGCTGGCCTTGCGCCTCCATCTGCGCGAGTTGCTCAGGCGGCACCCCGGGCGCTGGACGCCCCTCGACACTAATGGCCTCGACGCCCTCTTCTTGCAGGATCAGCCCAAGCGCACCCTCGTCCAGCCCCTCGAACTTATGAGTCTGGACCTCGATTGAGTCGTCCCACCACCATTTTACGAAACCACCACGATTGACTAATGCATCTTTGAAAACGCTATAGAAAATCTCAAGGCCGTTATTGTCTACAGTTAGCAGGAAATTAACATAGTCGGTGGCCTGTTCGGCCATCGCGACGTCGTTGGCGGTGCGGGGGGAGAACTCGACGGCCTTCTCGGAACCGAAAAAGACGCGCATCATGGAAGGCAACACGGCCTGTACAGAATCCCGTACATCGCGGCTCACCACCTGGCTCCTGCCATCCACTTCATTACCGAACGGGTCGCCACGATAGTACCGAGTCGATTCTGCCCTGATCGGGCTGATCTCGTCGTCTATGTATTGAATCGCGTCAGCGATATAGGAGCGAACCACAGATTGCAGTTCGCCGTCGCTCATCCCTACGCCGGCCTGGGTTTCGGCCTGATCTATGTACGCCAACAGCTACTTCTCCATCCCCCGCCCGTCCCCAACATACCTGAGTCATGTTAAAAAAACCAGAAGGGCTAAGGGCACCGTTCGCTCCTGGGCAGGGAGAAAATCAACCATTTGGTTATTTAAGCTGGCCCGTGGACACCATTCCACCGGGCCAAGCCCCTTAGACCACTCCAGCCAAATTCCGCTTGATCTTGCCTAAACGCCTACCCGCTCGGCCACCCATCGCGGTCCCGGCATCGGACGCGAACGTCAAAACAAAGGCATCAGCCGAGTCGGGTGACGCGACACCGCGCTTCTTGAGTTCGCCCTTACTCTCGATCTTCACCCTGCCACTCGATGTGTAGGTGTAGCGCACGGTTGCGAGTTCGGATTTCAGCACCGGATCCCTCGGCAACCTAACATCTCGACCTTCGAGCCAACTCTTGGCCTTATACCAGAGCTCACTGCGAAGGTTTAGATATTGCGTCCCCATCGCGGGGCTCTCGGCAACATTGATGCCGTAAGCCGGGAGCTCGAGTTCACGCAGCCGATCGACCACGCCGGCACCCAACCCGATAGCGTCCACGAATATCTCAGTTGGTTTTTCATTCGTAGAATCGTATTCAGCCTTAATCGCGCCCGTCAACTGCATGGTGTCCAAATTGCGCCACAGGCGTATCGGCTCGGTGACCGCGTTGCCTTTGCGCTTACATAGCGCGGACGAGTCCATACCGAACCGTGCGACATCGACGCCCCATATCGTGGGCCCGAACATCGTCGGTTCAACGTCACGGCTGATCGCCTCGGTGACGAGTTCCTGCGGAATCACGGTATCGTCGTCGCCACGCGGGAACTCGCCCAGCACGCGCACTCTGAAGACGTTCGATTCCTCGCCGTAACGTAACCGACATTCTTCGATGTATTCCTTCGATACGCGGCCAGTATCGATGCAGCTTACATGGAACGTAGTCCAGGTGTCGGCCAGCTTGTGGAATGTGTCGTAGAAGTAACCACTCGAGCGGACGGGGTTGCCGGCCAGCACCATTGAGGCGTTGAGCGCCGACATCGAACCGCCAGCCGATTCGTAGACCTGTTCCGGCACACCGCTCGCCTCGTCGCAGATCAGCAACACATTGTCGGCGTGTACGCCCTGGAGCGCGTCGGGCTGTTCGGCCCTGGATGTCTTGGCGCTGATGAAGTTGCGTTCCGGATCTGCGACGAGCTCGATGCGGTCGGCCTTCACGTTGAACATACCCCGAAAATCTGGCGCACTCTGCTTCAGCCACGCCTTCGTTTCGGGCAACAGCGCGTCCTGTAGCTGGGCCGAGGTGGGCGCCGTGAGTATCACCTTCGCGTGGTGATGAGTCCCGATCCACCAGAGCGCGAGCCAACTCAGGCAACTCGTCTTGCCTACACCGTGCCCTGATCTGATGCTGACCCCGCGATCACCCCGGGCGACCGCCTCGAGAACCTCCGACTGCCAGGGATCCGGCTCGACGCGGAGGATGCAGCTTACGAAGGAGGTGGGCTGCGTTCGCATCCCGCGCAGCGGTAGCTCATAGAAATCGGGGCTCACAACCCCACCATTCCTACTGGTGTCATAAGACACAATCCGATAGATTCAACCAGGATTCTGTATCTCATTAGGAGGCGACTATGACCATCAAATATGTACGCACCAAAGGCGGCAACGCCTGGGTACAGGTAGGCGAACGCAACGAAGAAGAATGGGACGAGTTGCTGAAAACCGCTGGCGGTTGCAGGGGCGTCACCTCGGTGAACTACCGAGCAGCCCGGGCTGCCCAGAAGGCTGATCGCCAAGCTGACTCTGAAGACCTAAAGCCCCAAGAATAGCGACAGAAGGCAACGCGATACTCGGATCGGCAAGGGCTCTCCGTAACGCATCGTAGCCGCTCTGGCCGGCTTCCACGGCCTTGATGAATATGTTCCGCGCCCTGATCACATCGGGATTCTGCGGCCTACCCGATTGAGCCGCGAAGGCTTCGTCGGCCCTTGCGTTGATCTCCATGCGCTGTGCCAACCGCGCCTCTATCGCCCTAGCCACTTCCGGCTCGGCGTCCATCAAATCCAAGAAAGTCTGGGTGGCGCTTCCTGACCCCGGCTGTGTGAGATCGAATCCGATATAGCCCGATTGCGCTTTGACTCTCTCTAGCTTGGCGTCAGGGAAAATCTGACCAATTTCGGTGCCAAGGTCGCCTTTTGTAAGGCGCGATTGCAACTCCCACCCATTGATATTCCACTTTTCGAGTCGGGCTTTTTCTGCGTCCGTAAGCGATGACTTCGCCGTGAGTCTCGCGGCCCACCCCGGCGTCTGTGTTGGATCTTCGATCAGATTCACGCCGGCGCCCGTATCCGATACGAACCATCCATTCTGATCGGCAATGTCATGTATGGCTTTCAATTCTGCTTCGGTAGCGGCGCGATTCAACGGAATATGAACGCTCGTTCTCTGCCACAACTGATTTTGCGTTTGAGATTGAGGGATCAGATAGTGCCACGATCCAGCGTTCTGCACATCAGCGTATGCCCTGCCGCCTTCGACCGTGTTCAGCAGCCGTTCTGACTGCTCTATCAATTTGCCGTCCCGGGAATACACAAGCGGCCTGTGAACTTCCAGCGGGTTGAATTCGAGGAGTCCACCCTGTGGCCGGAAGCTGCCCGTGCTACTCAGGGTTGGATCCTGCATAACCCCTACTTCCTCATAGAGCAGATCACGCCCCCCGGGCCCTATCTGCTGGGCAGTTTTGCCTCTGCTGTAGGCGGCACGTTCAGCGGCTGGCCGGTCCTCCATCCGAATATGGGGAGTAGCTTGCGGATATTTCGCCATGTCGATCACAGCAGGAACTTGTTCGGTGGTCGCATACCCGTGGTATCTCGGACCGAGCGCGGCATAGCCTCCCGGTGGGCCTATCTTCTTGACGCTCGGATCGCGAATTTGAGCGCCCCTCCATGCAGCGGCCTGTGTATTGAGGGGATCCCAATCATTAAAGCCACCGACCTTATTGTCGTTCATGTACTTGATGATCACCTCGAGCTCGTCATCCATGAACTGGTGCTGGGATGGGCTAAACCCTCCACTCCACTTTTTCCCGCCGGGGTTTTTCGTGTCCGGTATGTGGCGATACCCCAACGCTCGACCTTCCCAGATATCATGCACGGCACGATCACCAAATTGTGGATATCTGGTCACTTGAATGTTTTGCCGATAAGGATCCAGTTTTTCCCCCAACCACGAAGCCCCTACACGCGGGGCGGTGCGCTCGAGAGCCGCGTCATATCTCGGTGCCAATTTTTCTGGGTACGGGCCACCACGAATAGGATCACCCACAGCCCGTTGTGACAGCACTTCGCTTGTGCTGCCCAGGCTTACACTGGGTTTGCGCCCCTGTGATCCAATCGCCAGGAGATTCGCGTTTAGTTCACGGTTTCCACGCCCTCGGGGGGACGCCAGATCGATCCATCGAGAGGACTGCGAATACCAATCTCTGCCCTCGATGCCCTCGATAGCTTGCGCGATATATTCGCGCCTCATCCTCTCCAACTTCTCAGGAGAATCGACCCTGGTCGCTCCATGCATGGGACCGCCCACATATGCCCCGTCTTTATGGGTCTTCATAACCCTGCCTGGGATGCCAGGCGCTGATCCGACAGCAGGAAGATTGTCGATGTAGATAGTTCTAGTAGCAGCTTCTTCGGGGGTGAGGCCGGTCCTCGAATCTCGAGCACCTCCAATCGGTAAGCCCGAATCGTCAAGCTCGATCTGGCGTCCGATTGTCGCCGGTTCTCCAGGCAACGGGCGAGAAGGCTCCACCCTCGTAGATGCTCGCATTCCCAGATCGTCAACAGGATCGGCTGCGTCCCGCGCAGCCCTTCGTGCTGCTTGTGCGGCCTGTGCTGCCTCGGCCTCGATCCTTGCGGCCCTCCTCGCTGTTCTCAGCGCCGGCATAGCCAACATACCGAAGCCGGGGATGGCCGAGAGGAGTTCTAGCGAACCTATCGCCGTGCTGCCCTCCGGATCCCTCAATTCACCCACGCCCCGTACCGCTGCCGCTAGATCGGCACCGAGGCCACCAACGACCTCGCTCGTCAACATCCCAGCAAAACCGCCAGCCCTGCCGGCGGCTGTGTCCGGAGCTCGAGGGGCGGCGGGGCTGTCGATGATGTCCGTTATCCAGCCGCCGGGGCCACCTACCGATTCCGCACCGAGGGTGCGGGCAAGATCGAGTAGGCCACGCGGAGTCTCACGGGCCACGCCTTTACCGAAGTCGCTCACCATGCGCGGCAGCGTGTAGCGCAGATTGTCCAAGATATGACCGGGGACAGAATGCCGGAATTCGGGAGGCCCGATCGATGGGTATCCCGGCTCACCGGCCATCGCACGACGGCGATGCTCTTCCTGTTGCCGCAGGACCGGATCCATCTGGGCTTCGGGGCTCTGCCCCCATTCCTCCGCAGCCGAGAGCAGCGATTGCGGCAATCGGGTACGCGGCCAGGTGGGATCCGGATCGGGTTGATTCAGCAGTCCGTTCTGTGGACGACGATGGCGCGGGTAATGTGGCATCCTACTTCCGCTTCCGGGGGCGAGTCCTGTGCCCTACGTTGGCCTTGAGTGCCGCGAGATGCCTACGGGCTTTCTCAGCGGTTGGATGCTTCTTGAGATCACCCCAACCCCAGGACCGTTTCACTTGAACCGTTCTCCCCATGATCCTATACGGCATCGTCGTCAGCACGAGCGGCAGTTACGAGCAGCACCATCGGCAACATACCACAGAGGTTGCCCGCCAGGGCACCAATAATGAACACTACGAGAGGCGGCATCACTTCTTCTTCAGCGACGGGAACTTCTTCTCGACGGCCCGTCTGACCTTCGACTTCTCGCCGGCAGTGCCGAATTGCTCTACGCGAGCGAGTGCGTTCCTGGCGTGGCTGATGTCGGGGATCGGATAAGCTCGCTGTCGGGGAAGCGCAAACGAGGAGTCCTTCATGCGCTTGCGTGTCTTGGTGGTGAGCTTCGCCATCAGCGCCTAGTACCCCCTCCGATATAGCCCGATTGCGCTTTGACCCTCGGTTCCTGTTCGCGAGCACCCGTCTGTGCACCCGTCACATCGACCTCACCGAACTTCTCCTGACCGGCAGTGGTGGGACGCTTGGTCATGCCCAGGATTTTCTTGAGTGCCGCCTTACGCGCACGACCGTGACCCCCTATCAACCCGGTTGCGCCAGCCCCAACCGCTCGGATTGGAGCTTCTGCGGCTCGACGTAAAGCCTTCTGCGCTTTCCGTGCCAATGCCAATGCCTTTTTACCATTTCCGTTTGCCATAAATACCTCCCGTTACCGGAACCTACCCGCCAGCCATCGACCGAGTCAAATCAAATACCGCCGCCGTAGGAGTGAATATCACCGATACCAATCATCCCTAGGTCGCTCGTCCGTCGAACGTAAACGCCCGACGACCACGATGATCAGCAGCACTGAGCCAGCAATCAAACCCAACAACCTCACCCAACCCCCCTGTAGTTATTTACTTGTTATTTAACTTACTTATTAGAGACGAGAAAGCCCTTATGCTATAAGGGTTTTTTGGGGGTAGGTGTTCGCAAAGGTGTCCCCAACCCCCGTTCGCAACCCCCACACAAGTGTCCCAAATATGGCTTAACTACGCCATTAAGTGGGTGTTGCAAGGTGTTCGCAAAGGTGTTCGCAAAGGTGTCCCGAACCCCCCCCTTGGCCCTCTAATTCGATGGCACCCGCTCTTGCCCCTCCCGGATAGAAGCCAGGTCCAAACGCTTGCGCTGCCACGGCAATAGCTTGATGCCCTCCTCATCCAGCCAGGCACCCACAGATGCAGCATCCACCACGATCGCATCATCAACACGATCCAGGCGCCGCTGTGCCTCATCGATAAGAGCTTGCATCAGCATCTTCCGAATCCGCAAATCGTCTATCTCCTCGCAAGCCCACTCTAGATCCCTCCGTAGATCCGGATAAAACTTCATCCGGCCCCGTAACTGCTCCACAACGTCCGTGCCTCTAATCGCCATCAGTCGCCTCCTGGGTGTGAGAAAATTTCGGGGAATGGTGTTTGGGTGATTTTGTGTGTGTTGACCGAATCAATATCCCGGGCCTCTTGTTTTCGAGGGGGGGGTCTTTTTCTCCGAAAACCCCGAAGAAAAACCCGAAAGTTCGTATAATAGACATTATGTTAACCTGGTAAACATCTGAAGTCTATGCACCACAACGACTTGCGGGACCGTGCCTAAACATCTGGGTGTTATGTTACCCTGAAGCTGCGTTTTCATGCGTCGATCCTGCATCGCTGGGCGCCTCGAGTTCTGAACTGGTTTGGTCGCACGGTTCTAGTTCCACGGACCTAAACCCATGCAGCACAACGACTTACAGCGGTTCGAACCGACCCGTTCTCGCGCCCGCGCATCTGTTCGGAGGCGGTGGGTGGGAGTTGGCTCAAAACCCCTTATCCCTCCTGGCCTTTCTCTACCCGAACGCCTTCGTCCTCGACCACCTCGTACTCGGCCTCCTGTATCTTCTCCTCGTCCTTCTGGCTGGCTTCGAGGCGAGAGGCTACGGCCTTCTCCTTAGCCCACTCCTCGACCTTCTTGAGGCTTACGAGGAACTCCTCCCCGATAGTGATCCCGACTGTAGCTGCGAGTTCTGGCTTCCCGAACTGCTTGCGGTTGAACCTTTCGGCCATCCATCGCCGGTACTCGGATCGCAGTCGGGCTCCCTGCACTGATGTTGGATCATCGCATCCATCGACTATCTCCAGACCCTGCTCGGCCCACTCACTGCCCTGGATCTCCTGCACCATCTCCCACTTGGCGTGGCGTTCCGGAGTCTCCTTCAGCCACGAGTAGAACACCCCGGTGGACATCGGTCCCACCTCTTCGGGCATCTTCTTGAGCAGCGGACGCACGCCACCGTACTTTAGGTACAAGGCAAAGACCCTATCCTCGCCGAAAGCGGTGAGCCGTTTCCCGATCGTTCTAGTGATTTTCTGTCCAGCCATAACGCTTACCCTCCTCCTCGAAACTCGGCCATGAATCGACAATGATCTTGAGTCTCCTGTCCAATCGCTTCTCCGACACCGGGACACCGTCCTGATAGCGCAGCGGATCGTCGGGTGGCAGTCCTCCACCACGCAATTCCTTGATCACTTCCCTGATGTCCTGGCGCCACTCCTCTGCGTACTCGCTGATCTCCTCCAGCGGCAGTAGCTCGAGCGCAGCCAGGAGCCTGGCAGCTTTGCTATTCACCTCACTCACTTCCCCCTCTCGGCTCGTTGTCTCGCCAATCCGTTGGCAACCCACGAGGCGGGCAGAAGCGCCACACATTGTTCTGCCGTCTGCGTCAGCGTATAGCCGAGAGAGCGCCACCGCTCAATATCGTCAGACACACTACGCATCGTGAGCAGGTGAGATGCAAGTACGAGCGTACCCCCAAGGATCAAGGCCATGTAAGTAGCAATGAACTTATTCCAAGTTGTCATATCAGCCCTCCTCACTGGGCAACCGTCTCCCGATCCATTCTGCTACTTGGGGCACGATGGCGTTGCCGAGTGCTCTAAGTCTGTCCACCCGGTGGGAAACCCCATGAGCCACTCGACCCAGGCTGGATTCAACTGCCCAGTGCTCTCGCCCCGTGGTGTACTTGAGTCGCCCGTCCTCACTGCATCCGTCAGTGACACCCCGGCGTGCGCCTTCGATCCTTCTAGGTTGCGCGACCCCGAAGACTTCGCGTCCCCCGCTGTCGGTGTGGGCCACAACCCCTTCCTCGCCATCGTGTCCAACGACGGACGCACCGGACCCACTCGACCCATTCCACCCCCTTGGTTCGTCCCGTAGCTCACCGCTGTCGGTGTGGGCAATAACGAAGATCCGCTTTCGGAGATGAGGGGCACCCACGGACGCAGCGGAGATACAGCCCCATTCCGCATCGTACCCTGCTGCGGCCAAGTCTCGGAGAACGTCTCCCATCCCCCGAACAAGGAGCCCTGGCACGTTTTCCACAAGCGCGTATCGGGGTCGTAGCTCGCGTAAGATCCTCGCGAACTCGGGCCAGAGCCATCGCTCATCGTCTTGACCTCGCTGTTTGCCCGCCGTGCTCACGGGCTGACATGGGAATCCACCGCATATGACATCTACCTCCTCCAGATTGTGAGCACCAACGTCGTGAATATCCTCATAACACGGCACATTCGGCCAGTGCTTCGCCAAAACCTTCCGGCAGTAGGGCTCGTTCTCGACTTGCCAGACGATCTCCATCCCACATCGCTCCAGCCCGAGGTCGAAGCCGCCTATCCCGCTGAACAGGCTACCGACTCTCATCCAGCTTCCTCGTCCCGCTGGAGAAGCGGCCTAAATCCTTCCATGTCCTCCTCCTTTATCGAGGCGGGCCTCAACCCCCTCGACCTGTCAGGCGAGATTCGAGGGAGGCCCATCGTCCCTAGGTACTTGGAAGCGACTTGGACTGCCTCTGAGAATTTAGTCACCTCGTTCACAAAGTCCCCCCGCAGACGCTTGCTCTCCTCTCGCTGGTCTGCTGGACTAAAGGGGAGAGTGTCTGGTAGGTACAGCGTGACTTCGCCAACGATGCCACCCCGTCCTCGGAAGCCGGTGTCATGCAACGCTCCCGCCAGCCCGTGATCTACGAGCCACCCTACGAACTCAGCCCTTTGTCTCGGCGTCTGCTGCTTCCATGCGTATCGCGCGTCCGCTACATGGCGCTTGTTCATGTGGGTCATCATCCCCACCGATCCTCATCCGAAGGCAATCCCTCGGAGCATTGCAAAGTCGAGAAATCGATCTCGATCGGGATGCCTCCATCGATGACAGGGCCGTGCCGATTTTTCAGAGTGAGCAACCAGTAGTACCCTGAGTTGCCCACCCTCTTAACCCGGGTGTGATCCAACCCGAGGACCAAATCGCAACTCGCCTCTACGATCATGCCCCCATGCAGATTCTGGGCGACCGGCGGTGAATCATAGTTGCTCGATCCCTGGCGGTTCCACTGACTCAGCATCAGCACCGTACACTCAGTCTCGAGACAGAACCTCCGAAGCTGCGTAACCACCTGTGATGTAGAATCGTAGATCGACGCCTCCGTACCCGCCGTGGCGAGTTGAAGGTAGTCGAGACAAAACCAGTTGCAGCCGGCCTCGAAGCAGTCATTCGCGTAGGCTAAAATCGCCTCCCAGCTTGTCAGGATCCCCTTCGGTACATACAAGGGCGGCACGCCCTCGAGCTCGTCCCGGGTCATCGTCCAGGCGAACTCGTTGTAGCCATCGCCTGATTCGAGATCGCGTAGTTTGGTGCCGGTATGGATCGAATAGAGCCGCGTACTGAGTTGGATGTTGGTCTGTTCCAGATTGATCATACAGCAAGAGCGGCCCTGTTTCAGTGCCGCGCTTACGAACGACAACGCGAGCGTTGTCTTGCCAATGCCGGGATTACCAGCCAGAGCAATTAGGTGCGGCCCCCAGCCTCGCCCCATGCCCTGGTCCCTGCAAATTTTATCAAGACTCGGGATCCCTGTGGACGTTGGCTGCACCCGTGGGTTGGCCTGTTCGGTCGCGTAGGAGTCCAGCCACTCGTCACCGAAGATGTTGATCTTCTCCATCACGGCACCTGGGGGGAAAGCCGCTCTGTGCCGTATTTGCCGAAATAGAGGCGGCAAGCGTTGCAACGACCGCGCCGCAGTGGCTTGTATATCTTCCCGCAATTCGCGCAGGGTGAAGGCCCTGTGACTTGCCACGGGCGTTCCAGGCCAGGTCGCCGACTAGCGCATTGTATGGTGCACCACCCCTTGTTGCCGCTCGAGGACGGTGTGTAAACCTTGTCGCATTGCCGGCATCTGCGATCCGCGACCCCAGAAAGAGCGTGCCGAACAACCTTCCATACGGCTCTCCTTTTTACTGCGGGCGGTGGTTTTTGGGGTGACAATTTGTGTATGTGTCGCACAAACTCTCTGTGATCGTCTGGGGTGTTATCGCTCATCCGTTGACGCTGTGCCATAGTGGCTAATCCTGTGTGGCCCTTCCATACAAAGGGGATGCCGAATTCTTCACAGTATTCTTCGACCAGCATCCCATGCATCGGCGTGATGTGGCGTCCGAGTAACTGAAACTTTCGGCCACATACCAAACAGGGCATTGGATCAGCATCGAAATAGGCGACAACCTCTGTGGGTGTCAGCTTGCCGCTGCCAATCCACTGTTCATAATCGAACACCATCTCAGTACGCCCACGCCGGCAAATCGAGTTTTATGATCTCGTCAGGCGTATAGCTGGGCCATTCGGCGTCCCACCCGAGCCCGTCGATGCATCGCTCCCAGAGCAGGAGCAGTGCCTGCACCTCGAACGCCGAGTGTTGGATGGCGGCTGGCGATATCTCGTACACTGCCAACGCGAACGGCGGCTTCTTCTCACAGGCGATGATGATGAAGCGGTCGCGGTCCTCGAAGGGGCTTAGGTAATGCGCCGCTTGCCGTGCATATCCGAAATTCGCGATCGCTTTCGCCATGTGTTCTGGGCTCGCGTCGACCGTGCTCTTGAGGTCAACCAGGTAGTCGCCGTTCGAGTATGCTATGGACGACTCAGTGGGTAGGGCATCGATCTTAGCCTTGCATTCTATGCCGCTCTCGTCGTCCGCCCAGAACGCGGCGACCTCTGTCTCGGCTCCTTGGAGGAAATGGTTCGCAATCGAGTGACCCAACACACTCTCGCGCATCGCACATACCGTATCGTAGTCGTCTGGCTTGAGGATTTTATCGAAGTCGTATTGCTCCTCGAGTTCGGCCTTCGCGGCCTTGCCCTCCTTGGTGCGCCCGCTCAGTTCGGATCCACGAGCCCAGCTATCTTGAAAGGTTTCCCATTCCAGGGTCGCGACATGGAAAGCGGTGCCCAGCCGCATAGCTGGCGTCGGTTCCGGTGGATGCGCGATCGCGTGCTGGAGGTGCGCGGGACTCTTCCGGAGCTCGCTTAGGAGACTATTGGAAGCCCGAGGTGCCGCGAAGTAGTCCTCGTCAGGTAGGTCGTGCATTTCGAAATCACTCATCGTCAATACTCCATCCGAGGGATACCCCCCCGCTCTGGGTGGTTGATTGTTTCTCGAGACTTCGCAAATACCATGACTCGCGGCGCTCGGGTGATGACAGGAACGATTCCGGATATTGGTACGAGCGCACCGACATATGATGGCTCGACCGCTTTAGCGTCTGGCAGACGCCCCGGAAGAGGCGCAGCGGATCCGCACCGTTCTTCGACAGATGCTCGGCGTAGAGCGCATCCAAGACTCGAGCTCGCTTCGGGGTGAGCGTCGGGTGAGGCCCCCGGGGGCTCAACTCACTCAGCCAGACATCAAAGAGTTCCTTGCTATGATCGGCGCCCTTCTTCTTCTTCTTGGGCGCCTTCGTCGGAGGCTTCTTGGGTGCCTTCGACGCACCTTCCTTGCGAAAGGATTTTCCGCTCTGGCGGTGGTCCCAGTTCACGACCTCCAGCAACGTGCCGGCGTTCGGAATGCCGTGCGTAATCACGCGGATTCTGCCATCGCGTTCCAATTTCTGGAGCATCCTCTCGACCTTCGACGGGCTCCACTCCACCCTCTTGTTCCTGACCGTGTAGGCACAGTCGGCGGCGATCGATCTGAGGCTGCGTAGGAAGTGACCGCGCTGTACCTCGACGCCTTGATGGACGTAGGACTTGGTCCCGAAGTTGCAGCGCAGAAGGATGAAGAGCCACAGCTTGAGAACGTCAGAATCGCCTCGCCATATGGACGGCTTGTCGAGTATGTCTCGACTGAGCAGGATGAAGCCCGGGGTGGTCACTGGGCCTCGATCACCTTGTGCTCCACCAGCCAATCGAAAACGTCGGTGACGCAATAGGCTACAACGTGCGGCACGTTCGCCTTCCGGCATTCCTCCTGGAACACCTTCTGGCTTGGGCGCAGCTTGCCCTTGCCGGCCTTCACCTCTATCCAGCCGAAGAACGGGAATCGATCCGGCCCGAACACCGCGAGATCAGCGAGCCCGGGGGTCTGGCGTACTCCCCCGGGATCCTTGCGATAACCCTGTTCGAGGCTGTAACACGCCATCCCCATCATCGCCAGGAAACTGCGGATGTCGGTGCTGACCTGTGCCTCGGGGCTCGGCCCCCTACGCCTTCCCACGCGACTTCTGAAGCTCGATTTGCTTTTTCGCGTGGGCCAGTTTGCTCTCACAGGAGAGCAGGAACTCCCTCGCCTCTTCGAGCGAGCCCTTGCCCCGCTCATCCAAAATATCCCAAGGCAAATTCGCTAGTCGAGCGCGAACACGCTCGGCGTCTTTCTGGGCTTGGTCAAGGTGCATGACGCAGGACTCCAGCAATTTGTTCATGTCCACCTGGAGTCCCGACAACTCAGAAGGCGATGTCATCGTCAGGCCCGTCGCTCCCCGGTGTCGCACCCGAGGCATCATAGTCGCCACGCGGCTTCGGCTTCCAGGTATTCACAACCATAAACGGTTTTGCTGCCCCCCATGTCGGGAAAACGAAACCCCGCGTGGGGTCAGTGACACGGAGGTCGAAACGCACAGATTCATCGCCGTTTTCCAGTTTTTTCGAGAGCCACTCGATCATCGCCACCGCATCCACTT